CGGGCGCAGGAGCTTCAGCAGCAGCAGCAGCCGGCGCAAGCCGGACGACAGTCCAGTGGCCAGCCTCAAGGCAGCAATATCAAGCTGCCGACGTCACTCCGTAGCGTTCCGTCCGCACGCAGCAATGCCGACGACGACGACAACGACATGAGTGACGCGGCGTTGTTCAGGCACGCCACGCGATAGCCGCCGCCAGATAGAAGCAACCGCCCGCCTTGATGGCGGGTTTTTTATTGGGCGGCGGCCACGCAGAAAAGAGAACTGCAATGGCCGTCACCACGATTGACACCAACAACAAACTGGTAAAATACACCAAGGAGATCAATCGCGAGTTTCAGCGCGAGAATATGTTCTCGCCCTACATGAGCGAGGACATGAACGCCATCATCCGCCGCCGGTTCGACCTGCAGCCGGGCGGCGCGGTGGTCAATATTCCCTTCGTCAAGCGCCTGAAGGGCGCCGGCGTTGGCGGCAGCGGCACCCCGACGCTGGTCGGCAACGAAGAGAAAATCGACAACTACGGCATGCGTATCAAGATCGATACGTTCCGCAACGCCGTGATGTCGACCAACACCGAGAACCAGATGGATTCGGCCGACATCTTCGGCGAAGCCAAGCCGCTTCTCAGCGACTGGGGCAACGGCCGCATCCGTGACGACATCATCAAGGCGCTGATGGCGTTTCCGTCAGAGACGCTTCCGGCAGTGGATGTTACCGTCAACGGCACGCTGTACGGTGCCGCCGAAGCCGCGCAAACCGCGGCGGCGACGGCCTGGATGCAGGCTAACACCGACCGTGTGCAGTACGGTGCTTCACGGTTGAACACCAAAGCAACGCACATCCTGTCGCTGGTCGAACTCGACAGCACCAACGACAAGTTCACGGCGGCGAACCTGTCGCTGCTCAAGCGTGTTGCGCTCAACGCCGACCCGCATATTCGTCCCTACAAGATCAAGAGCGGGTACGAGTATTATGTGGCGTTCTGCGGCACCAATACCTTCCGCGATCTCAAGCTGGACCTGCAGACGGTAAACAAGGACGCACGTCCGCGCGAGGATGATGGCGTCAGCAAGAACCCGCTGTTCCAGGATGGCGACCAGATCTATGACGGCGTGATCGTCCGTCAGGTTCCGGAGATTTCCAACTTCGTGACCTCGTCTTGGACCGGCCTGACGACGGCGGGGGCTTCGTCGGCCCGTACCGAGCCGGTGTTCCTGTGCGGGCAGCAGGCGGCGGCAATCGTGTGGGGCCGGATGATCAAGCCGACCTTCCGGAAAGAAGACGATTACCAGCACATCGTCGGCACCGGCATCGAGGGGGCCTATGGAGTAGCGAAAATGTTCTCCAAGCACCCGATGACTGGTTCGAATCTGGTTCAGAGCGGAGTCGTCACAGGCTTCTACGCCTCGGCTGCTGATTAACGACAATGGGGAGCAGGGAAACCTGCTCCCCCTTTCTTTGTGAGGGCACGTTATGGTTGACATCAGCAAGACGCGCGAGGATCTGATCCACCGCGCCGCGACGGAGGTTGGCGCGCTGGCGTCCGGGCAGAGCCTGTCCGCGGAGGACTTTGCGACGATCGACAATTTGGTGGATCCGTTGGTGCAGCAATTGTCGTTCGACGGCATCGTTCATGTGCAGGACACTGACGCGATCCAGCCCGAGCATTTTCTGCCGCTGGCGCGGCTGCTGGCGAACGAGGCCGCGATTTCATTCGGGCAGGCGTATAGCCGCGACATCAAGATTACCAACGAAACCATCCTGCAACGCCTGACGGCGATGCGGCCGACCTATGAAACGCTAGAGAACGATTATTTCTGATGACGGCCATTGTGTTGCCTACAACCTCAATGCCGGGACAAAATCCCCAGGAGAGCGGCGGTCGGCTGATTAATTGCTTTGTCGAAAGCCTCGGCGAGACGGGGCCGTCAAAGTTCAAGATTGTGCGGGTGCCGGGCATGGACGAGTGGGGCACCACCAGCCTGACCAATTTCAGGGGCGCGATGCAAGTCAACAACACGCTCTATGCGGCGTTCAACGGTGAAGTTGTTACCTGGACGGGGCCGGGTGTTGGGACGGTGACGACGGGCGGTTTGCCGGGTGATGATCCCGTGTTCTTTGCCAGGGACATGGCGTCGACGCCGCATGTGGTGGTGGTGTCGCCGGACAACGGTGCGTTCGTGGTGGCGGGGGGTGCGACATCAGCGTATCCGGACGTCGACGTCGGCTCGCCGAACAGCGTCTGCTACCTCAAGGGGCGGTTTATCTTCAGCTACGGTTCTGGCCTGATGCGGCATAGCGGATTGAACTCGACGGATATCAACACCACCGAAAACGCGACGGCGGAAAGCAAGCCGGACGCGCTGTACCGGGTGATTGCGGTGGGCGACACGCTGCTGGCGTGCGGTGCCAACTCGATCGAGTTCTGGCGCAGCAACGACGAAGCGGTGGGCTTCGCGTTCTCGCCGGTCGCGACCCACAATCGCGGTATCATCCACCGCTACGCGATCGGCGGCCACGAGGAGGGTTTTGGCTACGGGACGTTTTTTGTCGCGGATGATTTCTCGGTGCGGCAGCTCGACGGCTATGCGTCGAACAAGATATCGCCTCCGGATCTTGATCGGCTGGTCGAGGCCGTGGTCAACAAGGAGGAAATCCAGGTCTCTGTCTACATCACGCAGGGCCATCCCATGGTAGTGGTGCAGACGCTGGACTGGACCTGGGAATACGACGTTACGCTGCAGCGCTGGCATGAGCGGCAGTCCTACAACATGCCGCGGTGGCGCGGCTCGCTGCCGTTCAAGGCGTTCGACGTCTGGCTGTGCGGCGGTATTAATGACGCGGCGCTAAGTGCGGATATCTACGAGATCGTGACGGGGCTGACGACCGAGGACGGCGAGCCGCTGCCGGTCGAGATTATCACGGGGCCGATGGGGAGTTTCCCAACAGGGGCACGGGTGAGCCGGCTGGATCTGTTCATGTCGGCCGCGGTCGGCATGGCGCCGGGGCTACCGTCGATCCAGACGGCGCCGAAGGTCGACATCTGGATGTCGAAAGACCTCGGTCTGTCGTGGGGCAATGCCTGGTACCGCGAGATCGGGCCGCAGGGACTGTCACCGAATGTACGGGTGAGCATTAACGGCCTGTGCGGGCCGAAAGGCATCCGGTTCAAGTTTGGATTCAGCGACCAAGTTCATTTTGCAATGATGGCGGGCGACGTGACGACGTCACCGCTGAGAAATTGAAATGGCAAAGGTGGTACTGCCTTCGCCTAGCGTATTCATTCAGGTGCCGTCTGGTATTGAGCCGATCTGGTACGAGAAGCTGCAGGCACTGACCGACAGGGTAAATGTGCTTGATGCCTTTGTTACCAATGGCGGCTATTCGGAGGCGACCTACACGCCGGTCTTGTCGGCGTCGGGTGGGACCATACCGACGTTTACCGCTACGCCATTGACCGGGGGATATTTCAAGATCGGCAGGCTGGTCACAGTGCGGATAACGGCATCAAACACGGTCGGCGGAACGCTAGGTGCAGGCGCGCAGCAGCTCTCGGTGTCGCTGCCGCTGCCGATCGCGGCAAATGCGCTGTCGTCGCGTGTGCCGGCTGGATCATACCGTAACGGCACCGAAGCGGGGCTGTCGCTGGCGGAAGGCGTGGCCGGGTCCAGTACGGCACTGCTGTTTCAGCAAAGTGTATCCGGGGCGAAAGTGGTGCAGACGCCGCTAACCAACGCAGATTTCAACAACGTAACCCGCACGATCGCGTTCTCGATCACTTACCCAACGGATTAAGATCATGGCAGGTTTTTTTGACACCCTCTTCGGAGGGGGAGCTGAAAAAGAGGCGGCCGACAAAAACCGCGCGCTGCTGGCGCAGTACGGTCAGACCGGCAACACGGCGCTGGACAAGGGCCTGGCATCGTCCACGGGGGCGGTGCAGAGCGGCGCCGACGCTGCTGGCGGCTATCTCAACCAGAATACCGGGCTGTACCAGAACCTGAGCACGGCCGGGCAGGGCTACCTGAACACGGGGCTGCAGAACAGCCTCGGGGCGCTGCAGGGCGCCCAGGCGGCCTACCAGCCACTGTCGGCGCTGGCGCAGAAGTATGGGGCCGGAACGGACCTCTACATGAACAGCCTCGGGGTGAACGGGGCGCAAGGCAACCAGGCCGCCGTCAATGCCTTCCAGGCGGGGCCTGGGTACGATTTTATGCAGGATCAAGGCCTGGAAGCCCTCGCGCGGGTGCAAGCCAAAAAGGGCATGCTGAACTCTGGCAATACCGATCTGGACGCGATCAAATACGGCACCGGGCTGGCGAACCAGGAATATGGCAACTGGCAGTCAAAACTAGCCGGATTGATTAATCCGGAATTGACGGCCACGCAGGGTGCGGCCTCGGGAATGGCGGGGACGTACAAGGACATCGCCAACCTGTACGGCGCGGACGCGGCCAACCGGGTAGCGCTCGAGCAGGGCGTCACGCAGGGGCAGGCGGGGGTCAACACCAACCTGGCGAACAACCAGGTGGCGCTCGGCAACTCGCTGGCGGGGCTGTACGGACAAGACGCTACCAACCGGGTCAGCCTGCAGGGCGGCATCACGTCGGGCGGCATGTCGGCGAACAACACGCAGG